TTTGCTTTTGTTATGATTAACTTTGTTAAAACGCTTTTATCCGTGATTTTGTCAATGTTCGTGTCAAAGAAGGATAAGATAGTGTGCAATGGTAACGACATTGAGCATATGTTGTACATGCGTGAGCAAGCTGGATTGTCTTGGCAAGGTGATGATCGAGGTTACGAGGACCGTGAGGGAAATCGTTATTTCTATGACCCAGAGAAACGCACTTGGGTTAAGTATGAGAAACATGGAAACAAAAGACAAGGAAAGAAGGGTGCGACAACACGAAGGATTCGTGGTGGAGCTCGCGATCATGCGGCAGATTGGATCTCGGAATTAGATTCTGAGATTAATGTCAATGAGGGTGATGCACATATGATAGATAGATTTGCCTCACAGTTTGTGCGTATAACCCTCCTTTCCGATGGACCTCGTCAAATAACGATGTATGGCTTGCAAGTTGTTTCCAATATGGTACTTGTTCCAAGACACATTCTTGGAGGTGAAAAATGTAAATCTTACCGGTTCCGTGTGGAAACCGATACAACATCTTTCACGGAGACTGTGTTTGATGATGCAATTCATGATTTTCGATCCGCGAAGAATGTTTCTGGTTTCGATCTTGAAAACAGTGATGGTATACTTGTTCGATTTAAATCGCTTAAAATACAGCGGTCACTTTTGGGACATATTTGCCATGATGTTCTTCAACCTAGTGGTTTCTTTTCAAAACGTTTGGACTTGATGGCACTCGTTCCACGCATTAGTGAGACTTTGAATGCTGGACCTCGTTGTACTTTTGCTGTCCCCGTTGGGAAACTTCAACTTACTGGAAATGTTAAGTACGCAGACGGGATTTATGCAGAGTATACTGCTCAGTTGTATACAACAGACATACCAGATCTTGCTCATGGTGATTGTGGGTCTCTTCTCGTGTTACGAGAAGATGGGGCTTTGCGTATTGCCGGGATATATGTTGCTGGAGATGTGAATACAAAGAAAAATTATTTCCAGCCAATAACGCGTAGTTTGATTGAATCTCTTTCTGGAGGGGTGGAGTGTAGAGGCTTTGCAAATTATCCACCTGTTGATCCTGAGGGTGAGATTGGAAGAAACATAACAAACCCTCTTCCAGCTTTGGGTAGATATTTGCATGCCGATAAACCCGGAGTTTCATGTATACCACCAAGTGAAATTAGACCTTCACCTTTGCAGGAAGAAAATAAAATGATTTTTGGACACGGACCTGCATCTGCACCGGCACAGTTGAATTATGCTTCAATGCAGAAGGCCGTTGATAAGAAGATGCATCATCCTGGTTTCTTTGATACAGCTATCCTGGAGAAGGCAGCAGATTGGGTTAAACAAGACTTGGCTGCACATATCCAGGAGTGCTCACGTATTTCGCTTCAGGCGTCAATTAATGGTGAGTCTCATTATGGTCAAGGTTCTAAGATGGCTATTGATACCTCTCCTGGTTTACCCTGGTCATGGATGAAAACAGCAGGATCGAAAGGAAAAACTGATCTTTTTGATTTTGTTGATGGTGAATGGCGTCCCAAGAAAGAACTTTCAGATGCTGTTGCTGACGTTGTGAATTGTAGGGAAAATGGTGAGGTGAGACCGGGTCTTTTTCGAGGCACTCTCAAGGATGAGAGACGTGAGTTAGAGAGGGTTCTTGACGGAAAAACACGTATTTTCACTGCAGGTTCTGCTGAAAAAGTCATAGCAGACAGAATGTTGTTTCTTGATTTTGTTGTGCAATTTAAGGAAGCAAGACTTAAGCTTCCACATGCGTATGGGATTAATCCAGAGTCGACAGAATGGCACGATATGGGAATGAAACACCGTATGATGGGGAAGAAGCATTTTGCTCTGGACTACTCGGGTTTTGATGCATCGGAATCAATGCAACTCTTGCAAACTGTGTCAGAATGCGTTGCTTCAGTCTTCAAAGAAGAAGATAAGAAACACGTGATCTGTTC